TATGTATACTGCTAACGATGGATCAAATGATGTTGCAGTTAGTGGCGTGGCCAGTGCATTCAAAATCAATCCAATTCAGTCCTTATATAATGATAATCAACAGCCTACTGTAAGACCTACACTAAACTTAGACTTCGCTAACTCCAAGAAATTAGATGATAGATTTACATTTGGTAGAGCCAGTAGAGCGACTTATTATAACTCTAAGGGTGAAGTTACATTTGCTCATGATAATGAACCTAGATTTCAGCACGACCCTAAAACAGGAGATTGTTTAGGTCTTCTTATAGAAGATTTCGCTGATAACGTAATATCAGGCACAGAAATCTTTACTAATGCATACTGGGCTAACTCTAGCGGTGGAACAATGTTTAGAATTCCTTATCACGGAGTATCACCAGACGGTAAGTTCTCAGCGACTAAACTAGTACCCGATACTCCAACTGATAGAAAGACTATTCATCGAATTCCTGCTATACCCACAGGAGTAAACACAGTTTCTATATACGCTAAGGCGGATGGTCACACACAACTGAACATGTCTGGAATATTCGGTAGTAACTCTTCAGGATATTCATATAAGTTTGATTTGACAGATGGTACAGTAACAAATAACAGCGCCAATAGTGTCACAGTATACAGCGCAGAAATGCAGGATGTGGGTAACGGATGGTATAGGTGTCACGTTTCATACAACAACACTAATAGCATGAACTATGTAGTTATAGGTGTGCGTGGAACTGGAATAACAGCATACGATCCTAACTATAGAGGTGTTTCTGGGACAGGTAATGCAGAAGATGGCATACTTGTATGGGGACTTCAGCATGAGTCTAATTACTTTCCAAGTTCGTATATACCTAGCTATGATAGATTTGAAAGCAGAAGTAGTTATGCATCATACTTTGATAAAGACGGCATTCTAAAGTTTGCTCAAAATGATCAAGAAAGATATTCACACAAATACAGTAAAGGTAAATGGGTAGAAACTGGACTATATATTGAGCAATCAGCCACTAACATGCTAACAGGATCTAATAGATTCGATGACGATACCGCAGGTGGTGGTTGGTGGGAAGACAATCAGCAAAATGCTTTCGCACAACAAACAATGGGAACAACTTCACCAGAAGGATTATATAATGCTACAAAGCTAGTCGAAAGTACTGCATCAAGCGCCGGACACTTTTTACGTGAAACGTTTGCAGAAGTAGCGGGAACAACATATGCATATTCAATCTTTGCAAAACCCGCTGGACGTCCAGAAGTAGCATTGAACTTTGGGGCAAGTAGAGCATTCGCTAGATTCAATGTAAACGATGGCACGGTATCTCAAGTTGGTCACAACACTACAAACTTTGTAGACTCTAGGGCGTATATTGAAGACGTGGGTAATGGCTGGTACAGATGTACTCTTGTCGCTAAATCTGTAAATGCGGGTGCTAACTATATTAGAATTGCAATTGGTGACGGATCAGCAACAGGACACACTCCGGCTTATACTGGTAATGGCACTGACGGTATATACATATATGGAGCACAATTAGAAGAAGGTAGTTTTTCTACTTCCTATATTGAAACGTATGCTAATAGTTCGACTAGGTCTACCGATATATACGTTACAGATAATGATATGACTAGAGAGCGAGACGTTTGCCACATGGAAGGCATAGATGATTGGTATGATGACGAAAAGGGATCAATACACATTGATGTTGATGCATTAGTAGACGTTGGAAATGATGGCTCACTTACATCATTCTTTGCAATAGCAGATTCGGATGAAGTGACTACAACCAACGCTAAGTTTTCATTTCACACAAGTAGCACAAATGGTAGACTGTGGATTAGAAGCGATGCTAATCAGCAAAATGCAGATAGTAACTCGGGCAAGAATATAAAACTATCTATGTCATATGATACTAGCACCATAACAGCTAAATATATGGACGGCGCTCTAACAAATAAAACATTCATATCAGTCAATAGAGGAAGTGCTACTAAGCCTAAATATCTAATATTTGGATATCCGGTAGCCGCTGGATATGACGGAAATTATACGCTACGTAAGTTCAGCTACTATCCTGAAACTTTATCAGCAAATGAACTCATAGCGTTATCGGAGAATGACTAATGCCTAATAAACTAATAGGAACTCATCCAAATCAAGTCTCAGCTAATGCTGATCTAGGCAGTGCGGCTTTCGTAGACACAAAAGAATTTTTACTATCTAAGGGATCTAATTTATCTGCAATAAACTCTGTTATAAGTGAAACTGCTTATGACATATTTCTATACGACACCACAAAAGATAGCGATGGCGGGGCTTGGAGAAAAAGAACTAAAAACACTTCATGGTACAATGAAGAACTCAACACTGAAATTAGAGGCTCTAGAAGAGAGTTTCCGTCTATTGCAATCATAGTCATCGATGCCAGCTTTTCAATGAAAATTTACGATGGAGATGATCCTAATCTTCCTATATGGATGACAGGTAATCGATGGGGACAATCTGGTGGCAGTGATCAAACTGTTACGTTCAATTATAAAATGATTGGCCCATATGAAATCAGCAGTGTTTGGATGCTGAATGGTATTATGACTCTCGGCACATACAGGTCTGCAGGAGAGATTGCTAATATTGTAAAGGGCGTCACAACAATAGATTTTGTCAAAGATGCATCTTTCATGTCAACTGATGAAGGAAAGTTTAGAAGACTTGTACCAATTTCAAAAAGAGAAGAGAAAACTGCATACGAAAAGATTAGCACAGCAACATTAGGTACAGGTCAAGTACATGATGTTTGTATGACAGTGTTGCCATCTGCTCCTGTTGATGTAGAAACAAATATGCCAGTTCCTACAATTGCGTCGGCTCACAATGGCGGGATTTCAATCATAAGAGATGATGAAACTGTCGTAGACATTCAATCTTCACACTCTTCTTACACGTATTCACGTGAAGTAAAATTTTTAGAGAATAATGATTTATTGTTTACTATGGGCGATGCGGGCGGTGGGCTTGATTACGTTCACACTATGGACGGAATTCCAACGGCAGACACAACAATTACAATTGACCAAAAAGCTGGTACTGGTCAAGATATTAGAAGTATGTATCGTGCGGCGATGACCACAAGCACGGCTTTTGATAATCTTCTTGCGATAGGAAGGTCTTCTAATTTAGTTAGATCACTTACTCCAAAAAGAGGAAGAGCATTTGCCACAGGCGCCGCAGACGGATTGACTAATCTAGTTGAAGACGTTGATAGTAATAGAGGCGAATATAACTATATCACTGATAGATACAACACCGGTTGGCTTATAGGCAACACAAGATTAGCCGCAATGACATCTAATAACTACGAAACTTTAGGAGACAATCTGGTTCGCAATGGCACATTCGCTACAGATTCAGAGTGGATCAAAGGCACAGACTGGACTATTAGTGGCGGTGTTGCAAATATTGCCGATAATAATAGAACATCTGATTCATTTTTAGTTCAAGGCGATATACCCTTGATTCCAGGAGAAGCGTATTCAGTAACTTGGACTCAAAACATATCAGTGGGTGATATGGACATTGATCTAAATGGTGATAAAATTTGGGGAGTAACACTCGCATATGGTAATGGAACAAATACTATTACATGGATAGCGGGTGTGGGCTTGACAAATACGATTAGATTTGTAGCAAACCAGCATTGCGTGGGAACAATAGATAATGTCATTGTTAGAAAAGCTGATGCTAATAGAAGCTACTATGGAGCATATGATGGTGGTGGGAAAAACACTCAATTGGTTCCGGTTGGAAGAGTAAAAAAGAAACAAGTTGCCTCTGGAGCAGAATTAGCATCTTACGGACCATTTAGCACATCAAACTTTTTATATCAACCATACACATCATCTTTGCAATTCGGCACTGGTGAAATGATGTTTGCTTGCTGGTTCAAAACAACTTCAACGACATTAGAACAGACGATTATGAGAAGATTCGGCAGTGCGGTCACTGGAGGATTTTTGATGCGACTTTTAGGCAGTTCTTCAGAACTGCAATGGTTTGTAAGAACTACTTCGTCAAATAACTACACTGTAGCGACATCAGGAGCTCCAGTAGATGATGGTAAGTGGCACATGGCAGTAGGGACAAGAGCTGGCTCAAGAATAAGATTGTATCTAGATGGAAATCTTGTCGGCACCAACACCAGCATACCAGGAGGAGCCAGTATTGATGATACCGGCAATGATGCTATTACTTATTTTGGTATTGAGAATGGTCTCGTCGGACCAGTCAATCCCTATCCAGGAGAAATGGCTCTAGTAAGGTTTGCATCCGCTGAACCTACAGCACAGCAAGTGAAACGCTGGTACGAAACTGAAAAGCACTTGTTTAGCGAGAACTCAAACGCATGTCTCTACGGCTCTAGTCATAATATCATAGACACCGCATTCGATTCGGGCACTGACATGCTTCACGTTGGAACATCATCAGGAGTTAGCGTATTCAAAGATTTGGCGAGAGTTGACCATTCTGAAAATGGTATAACTAAAAGAATATGGGCATCTAACGAATACGTGATAGAGGAATAATCATGACAGTATATGCAAAACAACCAGAAATAAATGTTAGAGAAAAGTTGAATGAACTTGGAATAAATTCTTCTTTGCCTTTGGATAAAATGCCTTCGGGTAGTGTTGTTCAAATGCAACACGCCACTTTCAACACCAGAAGCACAACGAACAGCGTTGCTTTTGTAGAGAGTGACATTGAGTTGTACTTTACTCCTAAATATGAAAGTAGCGAAATATTTATTCACGTATCGACCAGTGGAAACAATAACAATACTGTTGGACATGATTTATTTTATACGATATTTAGAACTAAAGATTTCAACGAGACTGATAAAGTAGATGTAAATTTAGGTCATAGCTCTTATGGTCTTGGTGGACTAAGAACAAACCAAGCCGCAAGTGGTACTAATAATAGATTAGAAGTGCCTGTTGTTATAGGAGCAGTTGACAAACCCAGAAGTATTGAGAGATTGAAGTACGTGGTAAGATTCAGATCAGAGAGCAGTAGTAGTGTTGTTGAAATGCCTCAACTTGTAGGGCAACCATCACTGATTATGGCAATGGAGATAAGACGATGAGTATGGAAAAAGCATTACTAGAACTGGTTCCTGGAGCTGAATGGATTGTCAAAAACGACAAACTGGTCTGGCTTTCAGAAGATCATGATCAGCCTTCAGAAGAAGATATTGCTCAGAAAGTTGCAGAATTAGATTATATCAAAGAAGTTGAATCATATAAAGATGTACGTAGAGAGGCTTATCCATCTAGTGGAGATCAGTTTGATAAGATATTTCACGAAGGAATTGATGCGTGGAAAGCAGATGTTCAAGCAGTCAAAGATGCTCATCCTAAAGCTGTTATAGATAATGATACACTAGAAGCTAGAAAGAGTCAAGCACTATTTGATATTCAGCTAAAAAAATATTCTAATGCAGTAGAAAGATTAGCGCAATACGAAGTTGCAGTCGGTAGAGCAGAAGTAACAGAAACAGTATCAACAGAAGAAGTTGAGAGAAACGAAGAAACTGGTGAACTTGAAAATATTATGACTACCGTTGTCTTAGTGAGTGCGATAGATCCAGTAGTATCTACGGTTACATCAGTGTCGTATGACGAAGAAGGAAATCCTACTACATCAGAAATAGAAAATCCAACTATTACTAAAGACAGTGAGGAGAGAGCAGAAGCACAGGCAGTTGTAGATGCTACTCCTTCAGAAGTGGTTGACGCTTACAATGCATTATAAATAGTGTATAGCAATCTAACTATGGGAAATAGAAATGGCACAGCCTACTACACGTAAAGAATTCAAAGAGTGGTGCCTTCGAAAGTTAGGTAAGCCAGTTATTGAGATCAATGTCGATCAAGATCAAGTAGATGATCGTATTGACGAAGCATTATCATACTACTGGGATTATCATTTCGATGGTACAGAAAGAACATTTCTGAAGCACCAGATCACAGATGCCGATAAGACAAACGGATACATTGATGTGCCTGAGAACATTATCGGTGCTATCAATGTCTTCAGTATTGGTTCGAACATCACTGCCGGTGGCGGTATGTTCAACGTACAATATCAATTCGTACTAAACAATTTACATGAGTTTGTCAACTACAATATGACAAACTTCTACATGTCGATGATGAACCTTCAGTTCATGGAGGAGATGCTCGTAGGCAAGACACCACTGCGCTACAACAGACATGTGAATAGACTCCACTTGGATACTAAGTGGGATAAACTAGAAACAGGCAACTATCTTGTTATAGAAGCATATCGTATTGTCGATCCAACAGTATACGTAGACGTGTACAAAGATCGATGGTTACAGAACTATGCTACAGCAAAGATCAAGATGCAATGGGGCTCAAATCTAACCAAGTTTGTTGGTATGTCTCTTCCTGGGAACGTACAGTTCAACGGTGAACAGATTTTGAATGATGCAAGAGAAGAAATATCCAGACTTGAAGAAGAGATGATGAGTTCATACTCGCTTCCAGTCATGGACATGATTGGATGACACTGTGGCAAAAAACTACTACTTTGAAAATTATAGCAATTCAATGGAACAAGAACTCATCGAGGATCTTGTCATTGAATCTATTCGTATCTTTGGTATAGACTGCTGGTATATACCTAGAACGATTAGTGCTAAAGATGACATCTTCAACGAAGATAGTCTAAGCATCTTCAGCGATGCATACATGCTAGAAATGTATGTGAAGAATGTTGATGGTTTCGAAGGAGAGGGCGACTTCCTATCTAAGTTTGGTCTACAGATAAGAGACAGCATGACACTGACTGTAGCAAACAGAGTGTTTGACTTTGAAGTTGGTGCTGGTACAGCGCAAGTAAGACCTAACGAAGGCGATCTAATTTACTTCCCACTGAATCGTAAGATGTTTCAAGTTATGCATGTTGAGCATGAAGCAATCTTTTATCAGATGGGTCAACTACAGACATACGACTTACGCTGTGAACTCTTCGAGTACAGTGGCGAAAGATTCGAAACTGGACAAGAGTTTATTGATGATCTATATGATAGCAGAGATTTGTTTGTAACGCAAGCAAATAATGTATTCGATGTGACAATTTCTAATAACGTATTCGCAATACGTGAAGAAGGTTCTCAGAGTAATCCAGTTGAACGACCAGTACTCGAAAACTTATTTGTTGGTAGTACTTACATATTCGATCAATCAGACGGCACGAATAGTGGCGTAAGATTGGAAATCTACGATGGTCCAAGTACCACGCAAGACTCTATTGCTACGATTCAGAATCTAGTAGGCACACCTGGTGCTAATAACGCATACACATCGTTCACACCAGAGACTCCTGGGACATATCACTACTTAGACGTAAACGTGTCTGGCATTGGCGGAACGCTAGAAGTGTTACAATCTAAACTAGAAGCAGTAGAACCATTTGACGCTACCGCAGACAACGAATCTATAGAAACGTTTGCTGATAACATACTAGACTTCAGTGAAGATAATCCGTTTGGGGAGAATAACTTCTAATGTTTGGTAATCATTTCTATAACGAGACAACAAGACGATACGTAGCAGTATTTGGTACGCTGTTCAATGATATTCAAATTGAGCGCAGAAATGCCGAGGGTGTTGTACATAGTAAGATGAAGGTGCCTATCAACTATGCACCTATTCAAAAGATACTTGCAAGACTAGAGGGTGATCCTGATCTTTCAGCGCCTGCTATGACGCTACCACGCATGTCATTTGAAATCACTGGCATGAACTATGCGCCAGAAAGAAAAGTCAATAGTACCCTTAGATATAGAGGTGGCAGTGCGGCAGAAGCTAACAGCCTGATCACCAGAACAGTTCCTGCTCCATATGACATAGAGTTTCAGTTGAACATTATGACAAAGTATAACGAAGACGCTACTCGTATACTTGAGCAAATCATACCTTTCTTCAAGCCTGACATAACACCGTCAGTAAAGTTGCTTGACGATCTAGACATGTATCTAGATATACCCATCATTCTCAATAGCACATCTATGGAAGATAGCTATGAGGCTGATTTCCTAACTCGCAGAGCATTGATATACACACTATCATTTACGATGCGAGGTTATTTCTTCGGACCTAATACCAATAAAAAGATGATCAAGTTTGCTAAGGCAAACGTAAGTCAACCACTAACTGCAACATCGCCTAGCGAATTCGTGTCTGTACAGCCTGGTTTGACAGCAAATGGAACGCCTACTACATCACTCTCTCAGACTGTGGATTACAGTAATATAAATATAGATGATAACTGGGATTATGTTGTGGTGGTAGACGATGCAGATGAATGATGAAATTGGTAACTCTCTTGGGCTAAATCCTATCAAGCCTGAACTAAAAGGGGAACTCGTAAAGAGTGCTCCTTCTACTGTTGTTGTCGGTAAAACAGCAGAAGATCAAGCAGATAGGGACTATCAATATGCAAGAGAGAACTTCTACAATGTTATCGAAAAGGGAACACATGCGCTAGAGGACATGCTAGATGTTGCGAAAGCATCAGAGCATCCACGTGCATATGAAGTGGTCTCTACGATTATGAAGACACTTGTTGACGCTAACAAAGACTTAGTATCAATGAGCGATAAGAAAGCGGAAGCAGAGAAGCCCGAAGAAGATAAGTCAGGTATTGTGACTAACAACAATCTTTTCGTGGGATCAACTTCTGAGTTACAGCAGATGCTAAAGGATCTACGAAATAATGAATCTAGTGAATGAAAAAGGTTATAACGGCAACGTAAACCTCAAGCGTAAAGGTACACCTATAGAATTTAGTCCTGATATGATTCAGGAATACTTGAAATGTGCTGGAGACCCCACATACTTTTCTGAGAAATATATTCAAATTGTGCATGTAGATCATGGTCTGATACAGATCAAGTTATACGATTATCAACGTGAGATCATCGAAGCTATTACAAACAACAGACGTGTAACTGTGAATACGTCTCGGCAGGCTGGTAAAACAACTACCGCTGTCGCTGTTATTTTGCATTATGTATTATTCAACGATCATAAGACCGTGGCACTTCTTGCTAACAAGGGTGATGCCGCACGTGAAATCTTAGATCGAATCAAGATAGCATACGAAGCACTCCCTAAGTGGCTACAGCAAGGTGTCATAGAATGGAACAAAGGTTCTGTTGAGTTTGAGAACGGCTGTAAGATCATTGCGGGTGCTACATCGTCAAGTGCTATTCGTGGTAAATCTATATCATTCCTCTATATCGATGAGACAGCATTCGTAGAGAACTGGGACGAGTTTTTCGCTTCTGTGTTTCCTACAATCTCATCGGGTAAGACAACTAAAATTCTATTCACTTCTACACCGAATGGACTCAATCACTTCTATAAGACATGTGAGGGAGCCAAGGATGGCAGAAACGGATATATCTTTATCGAAGTGCCTTGGTATGAAGTACCAGAGCGTGATGAGAAATGGAAAGAAGAAACACTGCAAGCAATGGATCATGACTATCAAAAGTTTGCACAAGAATTCGAATGCCAATTCTTAGGCTCATCTGGCACACTTATCGAAGGTTCTAAACTGAAGACACTAGTGATAAAAGAACCAGTGGCTGAGAAGCAGAACTTGAGAATATTCGACTATCCAGACAAGTCAAAAACATACATAGTAGTAGTAGATGTATCAAGAGGTAAAGGATTAGACTATTCAGCATTTCAAGTGATAGATGTATCACAGATGCCGTACAAACAAGTAGCGGCATACAGAGACAACATGATCACTCCGATCGATTACGCAGAGATTCTACACTCTGTTATAAAGATGTACAATGAGGCGTACACATTGATCGAAGTAAATGACATTGGTGAACAAGTGTCAGAAATTCTGCACTATGACTATGAAGTAGAAACTCTACTATTTACAGAATCGGCAGGTCGTTCGGGTAAAAGAATATCTGCTGGATTTGGAAAAAATGTAGACAAGGGCATACGAACCACTAAATCAGTCAAGGCTGTTGGATGCAACATGCTAAAACTGATGACAGAACAAGACCAACTAATTATAAACGATTTTTTTACTATAAATGAACTATCAACATTCTCTAGAAAGGGTAACTCATATGAAGCAGAAAGTGGTGCCCATGACGATACAGTCATGTGTCTCGTTCTGTTTGCATGGCTGACTGATCAGACCTTCTTTAGAGAGATAACAGATATCAATACAATGATGAAACTAAAGCAAAGAAACGAAGAAGATTTGATGGAAAGTCTACTTCCCATTGGCTTCAACTCTAATGATGACTTTGTGGAAGAGGTAGAGACTCCTGCTGGTTGGTTCAACTACTAAGAAGTGGTTTTTATAAATATAACGACAAAGATTTGAAATCTATAAATCATAATAGACAAGGAGAAATGAGATGGCTTTTCAAGTAAGTCCAGGAGTTAATGTTTCTGAGATCGATGCAACATCCGTCGTTCCGGCAACATCTACGACAGAAGGTGCTATTGCTGGCGTCTTTCGTTGGGGACCAGTAAATCAGCGCATTCTTGTTAGTTCAGAAGTAGAACTTGCAAAGCGTTTTGGTAAACCCCTAAACAGCAAAACTTCAGTAATCTCTGCCGCTGGTACCGCAGAGACTGCAACGTTTGATGCGCTAGTACTACCTACTTCAGGTGGGGATGCTACAGACACGTGGACACTTACAGTTGGTAGCGAAAGTTACGCTACAGCCGCAGGTGATTATACCACAAAAGGTGACTTAGCAACTGCAATTCAAAGTGCGTTGACAGCCGCTGGAGTATCACTATTTACTGTTGCAGAGAGTGGTGGCGAGATTGTCCTAACATGGGCAACTTCTGGTAACCAAGTAATCGGAACATATGGCATCGCTTATACAGGCGGTGGCTCAGGAAATACTGATGATGCAGACCCTACTATTGTAGAGGGTACTGCCGATACAGTAACAAACACACAATGGTCAAACGTAGAGACTTATTACTCTGCGGCTGACTTCTTAGCATACGGTAATGCACTGTACGTTGTTCGTGTATCTGATGGTACAAAAGCAGTTAGTACAACAAATACTGATCTGAGAGCAAAATACCCAGGAGCTATGGGCAACACTATATCTGTCAAGATGGTAGATGCTACAGGATATGTGGCAAATGATCTAGGATTTGATTATGCGCCTGGCGCAAATAACTTCCACATTGAAGTATATGTTGGAGGGCAAGCAGTAGAAAGATACGAAGACGTTTCTTTAGTACAAGGATCAACTGGTTCACAAGGTGGTAACAACTACATCGTAGATGTTCTTGAGAATCAATCATCTTGGATTGAAGCAACTGGCGTAACTAATATTGCGACAGATGTTACTGGAACTGCTTTCTCAAGCGGCACTGATGGTGCAGATGAGGGATCAATTGGAACTGGCATTCTTCAGACAGGCTATGACTTGTTTGAAAACGCTGAAGAAGTTGATATCTCCCTTATTCTACAAGGTAAAGCAAGAGGCGTAGTAGGAACTGGTTACACTACACTAGGTAATTACATTACTGATATCGCTACTGCAAGAAAAGATTGTGTTGCATTTGTATCACCAGCTAAAGAGTTGGTTGTAGGAATCACTAATACACAAACTATTTTAGATAACTTGACTGGCTCTGCCGCAACTTCTGTTGCAACAAGCGGAACTCGTTCAACTTATGCAGTTGTTGATACTGGTTATAAGTATCGCTACGATAAGCACAACGATGCATACGTCTACACTCCATTGAATGCTGATGTTGCGGGTCTTTGTGTGCGTACTGATAATGATCGTGACCCATGGTTCTCACCAGCAGGTCTATCAAGAGGCATTATCAAGAACATCGTAAAGCTTGCTTACAACCCATCTAAGGCTCATCGTGACACACTATACAAGAAGAACATCAACCCAGTGATTACACAATCTGGTCAAGGTACTCTTCTGTTCGGTGACAAGACCTTTGCTAACGCTACAAGTGCATTTGATAGAATCAATGTTCGTAGACTGTTTATCGTACTAGAGAAGACTATCTCTGTTGCGGCTAAGCAGATGCTATTTGAATTCAACGATGAGTTCACTAGAGCGCAGTTTAGAAACCTGATCGAACCGTTCTTGCGTGACGTACAGGGCCGTAGAGGTATATACGACTTCAAAGTTGTTGCAGACGATACTAACAACACAGCGGAAGTAATTGATTCAAACAGATTTGTTGGAGATATCTTCATCAAGCCTGCTCGTTCAATCAACTTCATCCAACTGAACTTTGTTGCAGTTAGAACCGGTGTTGAGTTTGCAGAACTCGTTGGTCAGCAATAATAAATAAAAGAAAAGGAGTAAAAGCACATGGCTTTCAATATCAATGAAATCAAGAGCCAACTGACTTTTGGTGGTGCTAAAGCGTCTCTTTTCCAAGTGCAGATCACGAACCCTGTAAACGGAATAGCAGACCTAAAAGTACCATTCATGGTTCAAGCGGCAGCAATCCCAGAGGCGACTCTGGGTATGATCGAAGTCCCGTACTTTGGTCGTAAAGTAAAAATCGCAGGTGACAGAACTTTTGCAGAGTGGACAGTAACAATCATCAATGATGAAGACTTTCTTGTTCGCAACGCAATGGAAAACTGGATGGCATCGATCAATTCACACCAAGGTAACGTCCGTCAGTTAGAGAATTCTAGCCCTAATCAATATAAAGCGCAGGGTCAGATCACACAATTCTCTAAAGCTGGTGTACCTCTAAGAGAGTACACTTTCAACGGATTGTTCCCAACTAGTGTTGCAGCCATTACGATGGACTGGAATACTACGGATGACATTGAGCGATTTGATGTGACCTTTCAATACGATTTCTGGGAAGTTAGCGGCGGCATTACAGGTGACGCTGGTACAACTGTCTAATTTTTTCAGACTAAGTAAGAGAGGGTGGCATTTTTGTCACCCTCTAATATAGAGGATATAATATGGAACTATTCGGATTTGAAATAAAGCGAAGAAAAGAAGAGAATAAAAACGTACAATCGTTTACTGAGCCAGCTAATGATGATGGCGCAGTCAATGTGTCAGCCGCTGGTGGTGCTGTCAGTAGTTTTATCGATCTCGAAGGTACTGCTAAGTCCGAAGCTGAGTTAGTGCAAAAGTATCGTGGTATGATTGCACAGCCAGAAGTTCAACAGGCTGTTGATGATATCGTAAATGAAGTGGTAAACATATCGTCAACCGACAAGCCTATTGAGTGCGTCACAGATGATCTAGACTTACCAGACAACATCAAAAAGAGAATACGAGAAGAGTTTGATATAGTACTCAAACTTCTCGACTTTTCTAACCAAGGCTATGACACAGTACAAAAATGGTATGTCGATGGTCGTGTAAACTATCACGTGATGATAGATGATAGCGCACCTAAGAAGGGCATTCAAGAACTCAGGTTTGTTGATCCACGCAAGTTACGTAAAGTACGTGAATATGCAAAAGACAAAGCTGGTACAAATGGTAATAACGGCTTTACTAAGAGAGTAAAGAACGAATACTTTATATACAACGACAAGGGTTTTCATAAGAACTCTGGTCAGATTAGTCAAGGGTTTGATCTAAACAACGCTAATCAAACTGGGCTACGCATTGCTAAAGATAGCATTGTGAACTGTAATTCTGGTGTATTGAATGAGAACAATACGCTAGTGTTGTCACATCTACACAAAGCAATGAAGCCACTGAATCAGTTACGCATGATGGAAGATGCTGTTGTTATCTATCGTATTTCACGTGCGCCTGAAAGAAGAATTTTTTATATTGATGTAGGTAACTTGCCGAAGATGAAAGCAGAGCAATACCTACGTGACATGATGACTAAGCATAAGAATCGTCTTACATATGACATGACTACTGGTGATGTTAGAGACGATAGACGCCACATGTCAATGACAGATGACTTCTGGTTACCTAGACGTGAAGGTGGCAGAGGGACAGAGATTACTACTCTACCAGGTGGACAAAACCTGGGTGAGATGGAAGATGTACTATACTTTCAGAAGAGATTATATAAGGCATTGAACGTGCCTATCTCTCGTTTAGAAAGTGATACAGGATTTTCACTTGGTCGTGCTTCAGAAATTAGCCGTGATGAGATCAAGTTTGGTAAGTTTATTCGTAGACTGAGAGCCCGTTTCTCTATCTTATTCGATAAGATACTTGAGAAGCAACTCATTCTAAAAGGTGTTATTGCACCAGAAGAGTGGGCATCTATTCAGGCTGCGATTAGATATGATTATATGGTTGATAACCATTTTGAAGAATTGAAAGAGTCTGAGATGTTACAGAACAGACTACAAATTCTACGTGATATTGATGAGTATAAGGGTGAATACTTCTCTAAAAACTGGATTCGTAAGAAAGTTCTCTTTATGAATGAGGATGAAATCGAAGACATTGACAAGCAAATAGATGATGAGAAGCAGAATGAACCAGATGACGAAGGTGATTCTGATCAATTCTAAATTTTGATAAATACAGTATATAAGATAAAGGAGAAATATTATGAGTGAGAATGTAAAGGACATGATCAATCATGCATATAACAAAGACGCTTCTGGATTCGAAGCGGCTTTCAATCAAGTTATGGCTGACAAGATGGAAGTAAGCTTAGGTGCTAAGTTCGATTCGATGTACGGCTCTCCAGCAGAAGAGAGTGTAGAAGCGGATCTTGAACCTACGGAAGTAGAAGTAGAAGCTGAAGTCGAAGAGTCAGTAGAAGAAACAACTGAACAGGAACAGTAGGTGCTAAAATGAAATCGTTCAAAGAAATGATCGGCGAGACAGTAAATCCTCCAAAGGGTGAGGACGAAAAGAATTTCGTTGACAAACATATTGTAGATAAGAAAGATCACCCTGTTGCTAAGGACGACCAGTTCGTATCCAAAGCAAAAAAGGCAAAGCGTAAAGCAGATCATGAGGACGATGCGGCAGTTTACGAAGAAGCTAGACAGATCGAATGCGAAGACTGTGGCTGTATGTATCCTAAAGAAGAAGAGTGCCCTGATTGTGCTAAAGAGCATAAAGAAGGCTACATGACTTCTTCTTACAAAAAGAAAAAGAAGCCTATGTCTGAAGAAGAGATGACTGATGCACAGGCTAAGAAGAAAGAAGAAATCGTCAAGTCTATGAAGAAGAACATCAAAGGCTTCAAAGATCGTTACGGTGACAAAGCAGACGAAGTGATGCATGCCACTGCAACTAAAATGGCGATGAAAGAAGAAACAGAAGAGGAGATATCTGAGGCAGTCATTGATGATCTACGTAAGATCGTAAAGACAAAAGGCGCCAAAGATGTCAAGTTTAAAGATGGGCAGAAGCTAAAAGTTGACATGACTACTGCAAGTGCAATGGTACAAGTACACGATAAGCTGAACTCAGGCAATGCCAAGAAGTTTGCAGATGCTATCAACAAGAACGAAAATATGTTCATGAAGATGCTAGACTTTGCATTCAGCGGAGGTAAGAAAAGATAATGTCATTACTAATCAAAGAAATCGTTGAAGACGTTCAGTATATCTCAGAAGATGTACTAAACGAAGCTGGTGAAGCAACGGGTAAAAAGAACTACTTCATCGAAGGCGTCATCATGCAAGGTGACATCAAAAATAGAAACGGACGTGTATATCCAGCATCTACTCTAATGAAAGAGATGGCTAGATATAACAAAAACTACGTTGAAGCGAAACGTGCATATGGTGAACTGGGACATCCAGCTGGTCCAACAATCAATTTGGACCGTGTATCACATATGTTTACCGAACTCAAAGAGGACGGACCGAATGTTATCGGACGTGCTAAAGTGATGGATACACCAATGGGTAAGATCGTAAAGAATCTTATCGATGAAGGTGCTAACTTAGGTATTTCATCACGTGGTATGGGATCATTGAAAAAGAATGGTCAAGGAATCATGGAAGTGCAAGACGATTTTATGCTTGCTACTGCTGGTGATATCGTTGCAGATCCATCTGCTCCTGATGCTTTTGTAAAAGGCGTCATGGAAGGAGTAGAATGGGTTTACGATGTTGCTTCTTCATCTTGGACTGCGGCTCAGGCTTTTGATCAAATTGAAGAAGAAATAAAAGAAACCGCAAAATATTCTGTTGAAGAATTAGAAGCTAAAGCTTCGGTTATCTTTGAACGGTTTATAAATTCGCTGACGAAGAAATGAAATTTATAAATACACAAGACAATAATACTTGTTAAAGGAGAAGTCAAATGAGTGAACTAGAACAAAATCTAGACCTAGAACTTGACGAAGCTAAGGCGACTGGTGAAGATTCGGAATCTGCGGATGCCGTAACTCCAGCAGGAGGAGCAGTCAAGAAACGTAAGGGCGACTTGAAGAAGTCGGCTGACCCTAAGGCGGACAACGTTGAGGATTCTGTAAAGACTCCCCAAGGTACTAACGATGCCGGTTTGAAAGAAGCATTTCAAGGTCTTTTCGAAGGCCAAGACCTAAGCGAAGATTTCAAAACTAAGGTCGAAGCAGTATTTGAAGCGGCTGTACATGAGAATGTACTAGCAGAGAAAGCTTCACTAGAAGAGAAATTTGAAAACGATCTTCAGGAGCAGGTTGAATCTGCTGTAGAAGACCTAGTAGAAAAAGTTGATTCTTATCTAGACTACGTTATCGAAGGTTGGATGGAAGAAAACAGAGTATCGATTGAAAGCAACATCAAAGTTGAAGTTGCAGAGTCGCTACTAGGTGGAATCAAGTCTCTTGTATCAGAGCATAACATGGAAGTTGATCAAGAATCAGTTGATCATGTTGCTCAGGCAGAAGAGAAACTTGAAGAGTCAAAGACAAAGTACAACGAAGTTGTAGAAGAGTTGATGACCATCAGAGAGGAAAAGCAGAAGCTTGAAACTGAAGCTAAATTTAAAGAAGTGACTGAAGGTCTCACAGACACCCAAGTTGAGAAACTTGCTACTCTGTCCGAAGGTATCAGCTTTGAATCAGTTGAAGAATATGCTTCAAAAGTTGCCGCAATCAAAGACAGCTACTTTGCCGAAACAGTTGCTCCAGTAGAAGATGCTACTGAACTGTTAGAAGAAGCCGCTGAGGAAGAGGAAGCAACTAAAGTAGTAGTCGATCCACAGATCGCCGCCTACGCCGCAAGCCTTGGTCGTTTAGCAAGCTAAACAAATTTATAAATAACATTAGATAAATCTCAAAAAGGAGAATTTCAAATGAGAAACGAAGAACTAATGCAAAAATGGGGCCCAGTGCTTGAGCATGAAGCACTTCCTGGCATTCAAGACAAGCATCGTCAAGCTGTTACAGCCACTTTGCTTGAAAACACAGAGACTGCCTTGAAAGAGGGTCAGTCATATTCACCTAATACACTTCTTTCTGAAGCTGAATTAGGACCCGTCAACAACGTTGGCCAAATGGACAAGTATGATCCCGTACTAATTTCTTTAGTACGCCGTGCGATGCCTAATTTGGTAGCATACGATATTGCAGGCGTACAGCCTATGACTGGACCAACTGGTCTGATCTTTGCAATGCGTAGCAACTACGTAGATGGCGCAAACAACGAAGTCAAATCTGAAGCGTTCTATAACGAAGCAGACACAGACTTCTCTGGTACTGGTACTCACGCTAACGCATTGGGTGCAGGATCAGAAACATCAGGTACTGGTATGACTACTAATGCCGCTGAAGAACTAGGCACTACTGCTGGATCTTTCGCTGAGATGTCATTCCAAATCGACAAAGTTTCTGTTGAAGCTAAGTCACGTGCCTTGAAAGCAGAGTACACAACTGAACTCGCTCAGGATCTAAAAGCTATCCATGGTTTGGATGCTGAAACTGAGTTGGCTAACATGTTGTCTGCCGAGCTTCTAGCTGAGATCAACCGTGAAGTGATCCGTACTGTATACAGCAACGCTGTTGCAGGTTCTGCGGGTACTGCTTCTGCCGGTACTTTCGACTTAGATGTCGATGCTAACGGTCGTTGGTCAGTAGAGAAGTTCAAAGGTCTTATGTTCCAAATCGAAACAGAAGCTAACGCAATTGCGAAAGCTACTCGTAGAGGGAAAGGTAACATTATCCTTTGTTCATCAGATGTAGCATCTGCTCTACAAATGGCTGGTGTACTAGACTACGCTCCAGCGTTGAACTCTAACAACCTACAGCCTGACGATACTGGTAACACTTTCGTCGGTGTTCTGAATGGTCGTTTCCGTGTATATGTTGATCCATATGCAGGCGCAAACTACATGGTTGTTGGCTACAAAGGCTCAAGTGCATTTGATGCCGGTCTGTTCTATTGCCCATACGTTCCATTGCAAATGGTTCGTGCAGTTGGTGAGAACAGCTTCCAGTCAAAAATTGGTTTCAAGACTCGTTACGGAATGGTTGCAAACCCATTCGCACGTGGCGCAACTCAAACAAACCAAGGCGCACTGGCTGCTAACACTAACGTCTACTACAGACGTACAGCAGTAACCAACCTTCTATAATAAGAAGTCAGAGACTAGCGGGAAGCTAGTTGACTGAACAGATTAGGGAGCCTTCGGGCTCCCTTTTTTTGTGCGTATAAATAGTAACAGAGCCAAATTACTTCTATGAGGGTAATATGAAGTTACAAAATTTTCTAAATCCAGTTGAGTTTCGCTTTCAACTAAAGCGTATGCCCAACACACAGTTCTTTGTTCAGAACGTTACTATACCAGACATTTCATCTGGCGTAACTGAACAGATGACACCATTCAAGACTGTATATCGTCCAGGCGATAAAGTGCAGTTTGGTGATCTCACGATGCAAATCGCTATAGATGAAAATCTTGGTGCGTACTTAGATGCGTGGAACTGGCTGATCAGTCTAACAAAACCTGAGGGCTTTGAACAATACGCAGATTTGATCAGCGATGGTGGCGACGGAGTATACTCTGATGCTACACTTACACTACTAACTAACGGTAAGAACCCTAACGTAGAGTTCACCTTTATCGATATGTTCCCGACCAGCGTTGGCGGTTTGCCACTTGATATAACTAATAGTGTGCCTACTGTACCAACAACAGATATTACTTTTAGATACTCATCGTACACCATCAAAGTTCTATCTTGACTTTTGGCTTCTAGCCAGTTATAATGTATAAGCATGTATTTTTTGACCGTGAGGAATTGAATGAATATAGAAGACATCTACACAATGTGGGCTGAAGATAGTGAAATCGATCAGACCAACGTATCTAACGAAAGCGCAAAGATACCTAAACTACACAACAAGTACTTCAAGCACTACGTAGACGAGGGTCTACGCTTGAAGAAACTCAAAGCAGACTATAAAGAGTTATGTAAACTCAAGGGTCAGTACTATCGTGGTGAACTAGATATCACTGAACTGAACTCTTTAGGCTGGGAAGTACAACCTCTCAAGATACTCAGACAAGACATTGCCGCATATGTCGAAGCAGATAAAGATGTTATACATCTATCGCTACGCATTGGCTTTGCTGAAGAGAAGGTATCATATCTTGAGTCTATCATAAAAATGATCAGTAACAGAGGCTTTCAGTTGAAGACTATTGTTGACTGGGAGAGATTTAGAACAGGCGCTATGTAATGGAACAATCAGATCCACTCATGGGCTTACTCGCATTATTTCTAGTGATTGGAGTACCTGCTCTAATTTTTTGGCGCTTGGGTTGGTTTGAACATCAGAAAGAGAAGACAGACTTTGGCTTTGATAAGCCTGAAAATATGCGTAGTTGGGAAGGTCTGTTGTATGTAATGTGGAACTGGAAAGCATACACAGCAAAAGTTATATGGATAGTAGGTACAATACTTGTGTGGTATGAATCAGATTTGGGTGATGCACTCACTTGGTTCATAGCAGTAGGTATTTTGATTTTGATTGGCAGATTTTGGGAATTATTTAGATGACAGTGCAGATTGAAAAGGTCGATGAGATCAACATACGCATACACGCAGAACCATCGACTAAGATGGAGTTGAGTGAGTATTTTGAATTCTACGTACCTGGTTATAAGTTCATGCCAGCATATCGTAACCGTATGTGGGACGGTAAGATCAGACTATTCAATAGTATGACTGGTATGGTATACGCAGGTCTTACAAGATATGTCGAGAAGTTTTGTTACGACAGAGGCTACACAGTAGAACATATCAATGATGTGTACGAGGCGCAAGAAGTAAACGATGACGCAGGCTATCAACTTGCTAAAGAGTTTGACAGTTCTTTTCCTCCAAGAGACTATCAGAACAACGCTATCGTTCGTGGTCTAAAGTACAATCGTGCATTGTTTCTTTCACCTACAGCGTCTGGTAAGTCTTATATCATCTATACACTAGCAAGATATCACGTAGAACAAGGACGTAAAGTTCTTATCATTGTGCCGACTACATCTCTTGTGTTACAGATGTCTACTGATTTTGTAGAGTATAACAAGAACAGAGAACTAGACATACACAAGATCACTGGCGGCGTGGATAAGAACGTAGAAGCAGACTATACAGTCACAACTTGGCAGTCTATCTACAAACAGCGTAAAGACTGGTTCGACAAGTTTGATGTGGTCATGGGTGACGAAGCACACTTATTCAAAGCAAAGTCTCTCACTAAGATACTAGAGAAAACTCCGAACGTCAAGTATAGATTTGGCTTCACTGGTACACTAGATGACTCACAGACTCATAAGCTGGTACTTGAAGGACTGTTCGGTAAAGTGTATAAAGTTACAGAGACTAAGAAACTGATCGAGGAGCAAACACTAGCCGACTTCAACATCAAAGCAATCATATTGGAATACCAGCAAGAAATAAGACAGATAAATAAGAATAAGTCATATCAAGAAGAAATTGATTGGATAGTAAAGAGTGAAGCACGTAATAAGTTTATTAGAAATTTGGCTTGGTCACTTGAGGGTAACACTCTCATACTGTTTCAGTTTGTTGAGAAGCATGGTAAGATATTGCATCCAATGTTACAGAATGAGAATAAAGCCGTACACTTTATCCACGGAGCAATTAGTGGGGAGGAACGTGAGGCAGTTAGACATTTGGTTGAGTCAGGGACTGACAATATTATTCTCGCTAGTTATGGTACCTTTAGTACTGGTGTCAATATCAAGCGTTTGGATAACATTATCTTTGCAAGCCCGAGTAAATCGAAAATCAGAAATCTCCAATCGATAGGTAGAGTTCTGAGAAAAGGCAACGGCAAAGATAAAGCAACTCTATACGACATAGTAGACAACTTACAGTGGAAGCAGAAAGAAAACTTCGCTGTGAAGCATTTCAAAGAACGTGTGAAAATTTATAGTGATGAAGAGTTTGAATTCAGAATCTACAACGTTGACATAAAGGGATAACAAATGACTGAATACGTAACGATAAAATTATCATCAGGTCAGGATATCATTGGCGTTGTCGAGGCTGGCAACGTTGAAACTGGCGAAAATGTTCTAGTAAATAACCCCATCCAAGTTGTAGTAGATCCGCATCAAGGATTGTACGCTAAGTCTTACTTGCTCTTCTCCGAAGAGACTTCGTGCGTCTTCGCTAAAAAAGATATCATACACATGTCTAAAGCCAGTACGAAAGCCACTCAATACTATGATGATTTTGTTGTGAGAATAACTACCGGATACCAGACTGAAGATGCTGACTACTCTATGTCAGATGATGACAATGATGACCTCGAAGATATGTTTACAACCATGCTTGAAGCTAAGTCATCTATAAAACATTAGTCTTATCTCAAAGGCGTTAAAGAGATTATACACATGGTCTCACCGTTTGTCAATACATAAATGAAAAAAACTTTTACTTGACAGGCAGTCGTGTTTGTGATATTATATAGACTATTGTATAACTTTATTATACGGAGAACTATAAATGAAAAAAAGAGCCTCTAAAAATTACGTAAACAACGCAGAGTTTCTGGAAGCGATTATCAACTACAAGAAGCTATGCGAAGAAGCAGAGGCTTCAGGTGATCCAAATCCTCAGATACCGAACTACATCGGTGAGTGTATCTATCAGATTTCGAACAGATTATCTACTAAGCCAAACTTCTCAGGTTACACCTACAGAGAAGAGATGGTAAGTGATGGCCTAGAGAACGCTATCCAAGCACTAGGCAACTTTGATCCAACAAAATCTAAGAACCCCTTTGCATATTTCACACAAATAATCTGGTATGCCTTTCTCAGACGTATTGACAAAGAGAAGAAACAAGTGTATATTAGACATAAGGTGACAGAAAACTCTATGCTCACAGGCACACTAGTAGACAAAGATGGTGATGCTGAGGGCGATGCTAACTATGTCGACCTGAACAATGACTACATGACTGACTTCGTTGCTAACTATGAGAAGCGCATGGAGTCTAAGAAGAAGCAGACTACCAAGGCACGAAAGGGTCTTGAGAAGTTTATCGATGAGGATAAAAAAGAGGAAAAAGAATGAAGATAGCGATACTCAACGACACACACTGGGGCGCTCGTAACGACAACGCCGCCATTGCAGAGCATATGCATATGTTCTATCGTGAGGTATTCTTCCCCTATCTACGTGAAAACGGTATCAAGACGATCTTTCACTTAGGAGATTTGACAGATAGACGTAAGTATATCAATTTTGTTACAGCGAAGAACTTAGAAGAAAACTTCATGAAGGTGTGTGCAGAAGAAGATATCCAGCTTTATATCGTTGCTGGTAATCATGACACATACTTCAAGAATACTAACTCAGTGAACAGCCTACGACAATTGTATGGCACGTCTAACTACGAGAACTTACATCTATACTGGGAAGAGCCAGTAGAACTCGACATGGACGGGTGTAAGGTTATGTTAGCACCATGGATGTGTGCAGATAACTACGATAAGAGCATGAAGGCTTTTGCTGATACTAAAGCGCAAGTACTCATGGGTCACTTTGAGATCGTAGGTTATGAGATGGATAAAGGTCATATATGTGAGACTGGACTAGATCGTAACATCTTCCAAAAGTTTGACTCAGTATACTCTGGTCACTTTCATCAGCCATCTAAGCTAGGTAACATCACTTATCTAGGCGCTCAATATGAGATGACTTGGTCTGATCACGAACAGAAACGTGGCTTTAGTGTATTCGATACTGAGACACGCACTATGGAGCATGTACGCAACCCGTACAGTCTATTCCATAAGATTATGTACAATGATGCTGACATGACTATAGAAGATGTTGCAAATTTAGACACTTCGCTCTTGACAAACACCTTCATAAAAGTTATAGTATCTAATAAGGAGAATCCATACATCTTCGATTTGTTCCTTGATAGGCTACAATCTGCTAACCCTGCCGACATCAAAGTTGTTGATGATCATCAGAACTTAGACCTTGTAGACGAATCAGAACTGATTGATGAGGCTCAGGACACGATGACCATATTGCGTCAGTATCTTGAGAATTTGGAAGTGAAGGGTGACAAGATGAAACTAGAGAAATTTCTAGGTGATTTATATAGTGAGGCTATCAATCTATGATCTTATTCAAGGCGGTAAGATATAAAAATATATTATCAACAGGCAATTCGTGGACAGAAATTATCTTAGATAAGAGTAAGTCTACTCTAATTGTTGGCGACAACGGTGCTGGTAAGTCTACTATGTTAGACGCTATCGCCTTTGCTCTGTATGGCAAAGCATTCCGTAATATCAAAAAGCCACAGCTATTGAACTCTATCAATCAGAAAGAACTGATGGTAGAACTGGACTTCAACATCTCAGGCAACAAGTATACTATCAAGCGTGGTATCAAGCCAAACATCTTTGAGATATGGAAGAACGATCAACTACTCAACCAAGATGCATCTGTGCGTGACTACCAAGCGTACCTAGAAGAGACTATTCTAAAGATGAACTACAAGTCTTTTGGTCAAGTAGTTGTACTGGGTTCTAGTACGTTTGTACCATTTATGCAACTATCTGCTAAAGACCGACGTGAGGTCATAGAAGACCTGCTTGACATTCAAATCTTTACTGTGATGAACACGCTCCTCAAAGAACGTGTCTCAGAGAACAAAGAAGAGATTCAAGAGATAAAGTACCAGATCGATCTACTATCTAATAAGATTGAAAGTGCTACAGAGCATAATGAATCTATTCGACAACTGAAAGAGACAGAGGTAACTAAACTCAAAGACAAGTTGAAAGAACAAATCGAACTCATTGAAGCCGAGCAATCGGCAGTAGATACTCTTATAGAAGAGATCAAAGAGATGGGTGAGACTATTGCTGACAAGGCTACAGTCAAGAAGAAGTTACAAGAACTAGAAAAAGTTGAGGGTCAGTTATCAGATAAGTTGAAGAAGCTACGTAAAGATATTGCTTTCTACCAGCACAACGATGACTGTCCCACTTGTAAGCAAGGTATCGACCATCATTTCAAAGAGGAGACCATACAAGGCTCTAGCGATAAGATCAACAAGATCGAAGAAGCGACAGTTGAACTTGATGGTAGATTCACTAAGGTCAATGAACGACTTACTGAGATTGATGAGGTAGAGTCCGTTATATCTGATAAGAACATGCAGATGAGCGAACACAATGCCACACACCGTGTTGCTATGGGTGTATGTAAGTCCATCAAGAATGAACTAACAGAAGCAGAGAAGTCTGTAGAAGCAATCGACACATCTGCTATTGAGAAGTTACAGGGCGATCTGTTGACGTATCACAATAGACAGAACCAGTTGTTCGATGACAAAGAGATGATGGGCATTGTATCGTCTATGCTGAAAGATGGTGGTATCAAGACTCGTATCATCAAGCAGTACGTTCCAGTCATGAATAAACTAATCAATAAATACCTAGCGGCGATGGACTTCTTCGTTCAGTTTGAACTGGATGAGGGATTCAACGAAACTATCAAGTCCAGATTCCGTGACGTATTCTCTTACTCCTCTTTCTCTGAGGGTGAGAAACTAAGAATTGATCTAGCCCTTCTGTTCACGTGGCGGGCTGTATCTAAATTGCGTAACTCAGTGTCTACCAATTTGCTATTGATGGATGAGATCATGGACTCATCACTCGACAACGCAGGTACAGATGAGTTCCTAAAAATAATAAATGAGTTGACAGCCGACTCAAATATCTTTATAATAAGTCACAAAGGCGATCAACTCTATGAGAAGTTTGACAACGTAATCAGATTCGAAAAGGTGAAGAACTTTAGTAGAATGGCTTCATAGGAGATGACTAATGTTAGAAGACAGACTATCATCACTGAAACGAAAGCATCACGAACTTCACACTCGCATAGAGGTTCTTGAAGCAGAGAAGTGTCAGTCTAAGTATGTGACACCTCTCAAGAAAGAGAAATTGAGAATGAAAGATGAAATGGTATCCATCGAAAGGAAGATTGCCGCTAACTCATAAGGTGAATTATATGATGAAGAAATCGAAGCGTGTAGGATTTACATGTAGTACGTTTGACCTGTTACACGCAGGACATGTTATGATGCTACGTGAAGCAAAAGAGCAATGTGATCACTTGATATGTGGTCTTCAAATCGATCCTGCTCTGGATCGACCAGAGAAGAACTCTCCCATTCAATCCATTGTTGAGCGTTATACACAACTGTCGGCTGTGAAGTACGTTGATGAAGTTATTGTGTATGCCACTGAAAACGACTTGAAAGATATCCTCGAACTATATCTCATTGATGTTCGTATCTTAGGTCCAGAATATAAAGACAAAGAATTCACTGGTAGAGATGTTTGTGATAAGCGAAACATAGAACTTTACTTCAACAATAGAGACCATAGATTTTCGTCTAGCAGTCTACGTACAAACGTAGTATGGGGCGAGTCAGATTTTGTGAACAAGAAAAAATGAAGATACTCTTACCATACTCCACACATTTCGAATTAGTAGAGAACGCTGAAACTAACGGTAAAGTGATCACGGGTGGTATTGAGAAGTTCTGCCAAGACTTAGAGAATAATATTGATGGCATCATACCAGTTGCAGTCACTAAAGAAGATAAAGAGAAGAGACGTACACGTAAAGTAATCACTGACGCTATTGCGGAGCATGATCCAGATATGATCTTGTTCAACAATCCTTGGTGGGGAAATATGATGATGTCTTTCAACGTACCACTAATTTGTATTATGCATGAACCACTTGTGCGTGATATACGTATGGTAGAACTCGGCACAATATTGAGAGATTTGAACGAGAGTGGATGCCATATCTACTTTGTGAGTCCTAAACAATATGAGTACCACAAAGAAATGGCATTGAGAATACGTAACGTAGACTTCGGTGAGATCAAGGGATATATCAACCCTTCATATCTGCCAAAAGATACTCCGTTTGAGAACACGTGGAACAATGAAGATATATGTTACGATGTCTCTACAGTAGGCAGATGTGACAACGAGAAGGCACCATTTCTCGTACATAGTAAGTTAGAGCGATCTAAGCTAAACAGCCTAGTGATGACTAACGATGGTGTATATAAGAGTAGCACAGTCAACGACTATGTGCTGAACAATCAACACTGGAAAGATCCACGCTTTACTATGCGTGGTTTGGCTCATGATGACGTAATGAAGAACATTGCTAAGTCTCTTAGTTTCTGTTCAACTTGGCCTAAAGAGTCCTGGGGTATCACAGCAATGGAAGCATTAGGCTGTGGTGTACCAACTTTGCTAATGTGTGATGATACTATCACTCACTCAAGCGAAGGCATTGCCGCTGATCCAAGACATACCTATATGATCAGACGTAAGTGTAGCAGTAGCGACTTTGAGTCTGCTATATTGAAGCACACTAAGGCTATGTCACCATTTCGTAGAGAGATAGCGGAGATGACAAAAGAGAAGCATAGTCTATCAAATTGGAAAATAAGACTTGACAAGGTGATCGATATACGTTATAATGACCACAATAAATCTTTTTCAGATTTAACGAGGTTTTTATGAGTGTAAAAGAAAGTGCAAATTACGATAACTTCTTAGACGCAGACAAGCGTGATAAGGATGAGTACGGTATTAGTTTAGATAGGTTTATGGATGAGCCTGTACAGCCAGTTCTGTATGATCAGACTAAAGCTAAGAGCCAGTACGATGACGTGTATAAAGTATTATACGTACACTTCCGTAGTTTGGATGATGTTGCCGATTTCTGTTCTAAGATAGGTCAGATCATACACTCAAACGATAAAGCAGTATTCTTTCCTCTGAACGATCCTGCTGAGTCATTATTCCCAGAAGAGCAAGCAACTAATATTGAAGTTGACAAACAACTGGTAAAGCCTAAGAGGGCAAACAGAAAAGCGAAAGTCGATACTACTCTTGATGTCGAACTTGCAGAAGATGGCGATAAGAACGCTAAGTGGTCAGAACATTGGCAAGGTATGCCAGAGTTCATACAAGAAGACTGTCCACCATATCGCACAGTTCACGTCATGTTCAGAACAGAAGAGCATTACAAAGACTTCGCAAAAAGAATTGGTCAGAAGCATCTTAGTGAAAAATCTAAGTCTATCTGGCATCCCAAATTGGAGATAACTGCTAATAGACTACTACGTTGGGTAGATGAGTCGCAGACACTCCCACAGTTTCCCATGTACATCGTGTCAAAGGGTCGTCACGAATCCATGCATACGTCAAGGTCACTTGCCCGCATGAAGATTCCGCATTACATCGTGATAGAACCACAAGACTTTGATGACTATGATAAGGCGTTAGACAACTTCAGCATACGTGATTACGTGACGCTCCTAGTTGCCCCTTTTTCAAATCATGGTGATGGTCCAGGTAGGGCAAGAAACTGGGCATGGGACCACTCTATAAGTTTAGGGGCTACAAGTCACTGGGTGTTTGATGATAACATCTCTGACTTCTATCGCCTAAACGAGAACAAACGCATTCGCTTTGAGAGCGGAGCTGGCTTTAGAGCCATGGAAGATTTTGTAGGAAGATATGACAATGTTTACATCGCTGGTCCACAGTATAGATTCTTTATTGCGCCAGATCAGAAGTATCCTCCTTACGTTGCCAACACCCGTATATATTCTAGTCTTCTTATCAGGAATGATTGTAAGCATAGATGGCGTGGTAGATATAACGAAGATACTGACATCTGCCTACGAGTAATGAAAGACGGTGATGTATGTGTACAGTTCAATGCTTTCTTACAGGGCAAAGCGGCTACTCAAACAGTTGCAGGTGGTAATACTGCTGAGTTTTATCACGCAGAGAATGTAGAAAGTGAGGGGTTCAAAGAGACTGGATACAACACAGAGGGTACTGTGAATAAGTCACAGATGCTAGTTGACATGCACCCAGACGTAGCAAGACTTGTCTGGAGATATGGTAGATGGCACCACTTTGTAGATTACACTCCTTTCAAAAAGAACTTGCTAAAGTTGAAGAAAGATGTTATAATATCATCTGATAACAATGAATATGGTATGAGGCTTGAAACGAACTTTCAAGAGTGAGAATGAAAAAAGATTTTATATTTGATTTAGAGACAGTTGGTGCCAACGTTCACATCTGTCCAATAGTTGATATGGCGTACTACGCATTTGAGTGGGATAGGTTTCTAGAGAACCCGTACTCATTTGAGGAGTTAGCGTCCAACATTCAAACGGTCAAGCTAGATGTAAGAGATCAAGTCGAGAACTGGAAATGTGGCTTCGAACAAGAAGACCTCAAGTTCTGGCAGAGATTGCCTAAAGCCGCAAGAGATAAACTCAAGCCAACAGAAAATGACTTGACAGTACAGCCCTTTTGTGATATTATACTAGCATATCTAAGAGAACAGAGAAATGTGGATTACTGGTGGTCAAGAAGTAACACCTTTGATCCCATTATCATATGGAGAATTATGAACGAGAGTGGTAACGGACACTTGTTTAGCGAGTATCTAAAGTACTACAAAGTTCGTGATATACGTACCTTCATCGATGCCAAATTCAACTTCGGCATCAAGCACAATGGGTTCATCCCAGTAGCAGATGAAGATTACTGGCATAAAACTTTCGTTGCACATGATAGCACCCATGATGTAGCGGCAGATATTCTTAGACTACAAATGATCCATCGTGCTGAAAATGGACATGACCAAACTGAGAGGTAGATAATGAAAATTGGAGCAAGTGGCTTACAAGCACAATTGCATAATGTGAAAGAAAGTAAATGCGGTCCTAAGATAGACCTAGAGAGTATTGGTAAGTTTGCGGCATCAGAGAGTGGTGCAGAGCGAGAAGCACTTGGTGTGCCTTACATGAAACAATTACCTCTAGAGGGGCTAGCCGCCGGTGCGGCAGCCTTAGAATATGGAGCGCAGAAGTACGCTGATCGTAACTGGGAGAAAGGTCTTCCATGGCAACAGATGATTGATAGTCTAAAGAGACACATCGATGATTTTGAGCGTGGTCGTGATTATGACAATGGCTCAGATGGATCTGGTATGCATCACGTCTGTATGATTATGGCTGGTGCGTTGATGTTATCTTCATCTGTTATTAGAGGCATCGGCACAGATGATCGTATGCCTAGCGTAGATGGTGGCGCATTTACATCTAAACAATCTGCAAAGTGGATTCAAGAGCAATTGAATCTCGCTGAAGAATTCAAAAGAAAGCGTGAGGAATATAATGAATCTTGATCTTGAAGTACTAAGAGGCAAGCGGCTATTTGTTGCAACGCCTATGTACGGTGGACAATGTGCAGGCTTATACACTAAGTCAGTAAACGATCTAACGTCTATATGCACAAAGCATGGGATTAGTCTTAGACATTACTACATGTTCAATGAGTCTCTAATTACTAGGGCTAGAAATTATTGCGTAGATGAGTTTCTACGTTCTGATGCTACCCACTTACTCTTTATTGATAGTGACATTGGGTTCGACTATCGTGATGCCTTGACACTACTGTTTCTTACAGATAGTGACGCAGGTAAAGACGTTGTGTGTGGACCGTATCCTAAAAAGACAATAGCTTGGGAGAAGATCAAGAAAGCATCTGATCTTGGATACGGTGACAAGAACCCATTCGATCTAGAAGATTTTGGTGGAGATTACGTCTTCAATACTATAGACGGCATGAAGTCGTTTCAGATAAAAGAGGTAACCGAAATCAAAGAGGGCGGCACAGGTTTCATGTGCGTAGATAAGAAAGCGTTTATCAAGTATGCTGATAAGTATCCTGAGTTACGCTACAAGCCTGATCATGTACGAACTGAGAACTTTGATGGTTCGCATGAGATCACAGCATTCTTTGATACGATGATTGAACCAGTGTCAAAAAGGTATTTGTCAGAAGACTACATGTTTAGTAACTATGCTCGTAAGATTGGTCTAAGCATATGGATGTGTCCATGGATGCAGATCAAACATGTGGGGTCTTATACTTTTGGAGGTAGCTTAGGTCATATCGCTATGATCGATGCATCACCTACAGCGAGTAAAGAGTCAAGTAAAAAACATTATGATAATAATGAAAAAGACTTGACAAAGACGGCAAAATCGAGTATAAATAAACCTACTAACCGTAGAAAGAAGAGGAAATAGATTATGAAATTTAGTGACGAAACAATGAGCGTTTTGAAAAACTTCTCTCAGATCAACCCAAGTCTGTTGTTCAGACCTGGTGATATGATTAGAACAATCTCTCCACAGAAGACAGTTATGGCTGCCGCAACTGTGAGTGAGAATTTTGATAGTCAAGCTGGTGTATACGACTTAGGTCGATTCCTTGCCACGCTTGGTTTATTTGAAGATGCAGATGTTGCATTTGGCGATGGTCGATTCAACATCAAAGGTAAGCGCAGTTCTTTGAACTATACTTACACTGCTGAAAATATGATTGTCGTTCCACCGAACAAAGACATTACTGTTCCAGATCCTGAAGCAGTTGTCAAAGTGACTTGGGATGATATCGATAGTGTCATTCGTGCCGCTGGTGTACTAGGACTACCTGAGATCGCTTTCAAAGGCGAAGGTAGCACTCTTTCATTGGCTGCCGTTGACAGCAAAAATCCAACATCTGACAATTATGACGTTGTTGTTGGTGAGAACGGAGACTTTGGTCATTTCACTATGACAATCAAAGTTGACAATCTCAAGCTAATGCCATACGACTATGAAGTCGCCTTGTCTTCTAAAGGTATGGCACATTTCAAATCTGACAAGGTACAATACTGGATTGCAATCAACAGTAAATAGGAGTAATATTATGACTGAAGCAACAGACACTCAGGCAACTGAGCAAGCACCAGACCAGGGTCCTGGTCTTTCACTAAACGACATCGCCGCCACTGTGCAGATTATCGATGCCGTTACTGCGAGAGGTGCTATCAGAGGCGAGGAGCTGGTTCCTGTCGGGACAGTTCGTGAGCGTTTCATGGCGTTCTTGAATCATGCCAAAGAGCAAGGTCAGATCGACCGTGTTCCTGGCGACCCGATGCCAGAATCACCAGCGCCTGCACCTGAGCAAGCAACGGAAGAAGCATCTAGCTAATTCCACGAAAAGGGGGCTTGACATAGCCCCCTTTTTACTCTATACTATGTTGATATATTTTTATTATGAGGTGACCTATGACAGAAGACTTTCTATGGGTAGAGAAGTATCGCCCGCACACTGTGCAAGATGCTGTACTACCTGAGTCTCTAAAGACTACATTCCAACAGTTTGTCGATCAAGACAACGTTCCTAATTTATTACTAACTGGTCGTGCTGGTGTCGGTAAGACAACTATCGCTAAAGCAATGCTTGATGAAATCAATGCAGACTATATAGTTATCAACGGCTCTATGAATGGTAACATCGATACGCTACGTGTTGAAATTGCCAACTTCGCTTCTACTGTATCATTCAGTGGTGGTCGTAAGTATGTTATATTAGATGAAGCAGACTACTTGAACCCCAACTCTACGCAACCTGCATTGCGGAACTTTATGGAAGAGTTCAGTAAGAACTGCGGTTTCATTCTAACTTGTAACTTCAAGAACCGTATCATTGAACCCTTGCACTCACGGTGTAGTGTTGTTGAGTTCAGTATCCCTAAAGATGAAAAGCAAGCAATTGCTGGTCAATTTTTCAAACGTGTAAAAGGCATTCTCAATGACGAAAATATCGAATACGATAGTAATGCTGTTGCTGAGTTGGTCAAGACTTATTTCCCTGATTGGCGTAGAGTCCTCAACGAACTACAGCGTTACTCTTCTACTGGTCGCATCGACTCTGGTATCTTAGCCAATAAGTCTAGTGACAACATTAGTACACTCATCACTATGATGAAAGAGCGTGACTTCACTAACATGCGTAAGTGGGTTGCAGAGAACACTGATATAGACAGTGCGGTCTTGTATCGCCAGTTGTATGATATACTGCCAAGTAAAGTAAATAGTACACAAAGCGTGGCAGATGCTATCATCATTCTGGCTGAATATCAGTACAAAGAAGCATTCGTTGCTAACTCTGAGATCAACCGTGTAGCCGCACTCGCTACTCTCATGGCAGAGATCGATTGGAAATGAAACTCCTGAATACTAAGAAGTGCCTAATCTGTCGTAAGAAATGCGGCAAAACATACTCAACCATCAAGTATCGATATGAAGATGAAAGAATAGGTGAAGTGTATGTATGTGAAAAGTGCTCCGAAAAGCACGACCTAACTTATGTGAGTGAAGACTATGAGCAATCCGTTTGATTATGTAAATACCATAAACCAAAGCAAAAAGAATATGATGCGTGACAGCGAGAATGATGCTTTGGCTGAGAAGCAGTACAGTCCGTTTCTAGTGAACAAAGCACTGTCTTACTTCCCAGACACTATTCTCCACGCCAATCTAGTAAACCAATTCCACAGTCTAGACCATCGTCCTCAGTACGAGTTTTTACTAAATAGTGTAAGACCTCAAAAGCGATTTGCGAGGTGGGTAAAAGATGCTGGTGATAAGGAATTGGATATGATATGCGCTACTTATAAATGTAACCGCAATATCGCAAGAGAATATCTACCTTTGTTGTCCAGTGAACAGCTAAATTTTATGGAACAACAACTAGAAACAGGTGGAAATAAAAAATGAATATCGTAGAGAGACTTGTCGAAGTCGAACTACCAAGCGAAGAAAGTTTTCTAAAAATCAAAGAGACATTGACTCGTATTGGAATCGCTTCGAGAAAAGACAAGAAATTATATCAATCCTGTCACATTCTTCACAAACAAGGTAAGTACTATATCGTACACTTCAAAGAACTGTTTATGCTTGACGGCAAGATAAACAACTTCTCTGATGAAGATAAAGCACGTAGAAATACCATTGTGAAACTTCTTGAAGAATGGGGACTGATCAAAACTATGTCTGCATCAATAGCAGATGAGCCAGCGGCACCCTTGTCGCAAATCAAAATATTGCCATACAAAGAGAAGGACCAGTGGGAACTGGTAGCGAAGTACAGTATCGGCAAGAAAAAGTAAACAGGAGAATTTGTTATGATAGAACGCATCAAGCGTTGGTGGAAACTTCTGAACGACCCAAAGCCTCAAGGCGACTTGAGCAAACATCGACTTTATAGTGAAATGTATGAGGACCTTAGACAATGACAGAGAAGCAACTTTATGACTCGGAGTTTGGTACTCCACAGTTAGACCTTTTTCCAGACACACTCGGCGTGAGTACATCCTTTACAGTGGATTACCCTATTACGAGTGAGTATTCAATTCCATCCAACGTAAAGGTGTCATGGGACCATGTTTGGCCCACAACACTACGAGTGTACAAACTTTGGGAAGATGCGTGGTTGCCTGAATACGGTAGCCAATGGGCTGCCTGCTTTGATCTAAAAGCAAGTCTACGTGCCTTTGACGAAGTAACTGTATACGGTAACGTTAGTAAAAAAGGTAAACGTACAGTCGATGAATATGGTGCATTGACACTATACTCAGATGAGCGCATTCTAGTGCCTACGGGACTAGTGTTCGACTTAGACGCAAACAAAAGTTTACGAATTCACCCTAGATCAGGACTTGCATTGAAGAATGGTATCGTAGTTGCTAACTGCGAAGGCATTGTAGATTCTGATTATGTGAACCAAACTTTTGTCATGCTTCACAACATCTCACATGAGCCGTTTCATATTAGAGACGGTGATCGTATTGCACAAGGCGAGGTAGTTCCAATGGAACAAGTCACGTTTGAAGTTGTAGACGAAGAGCCTGGTTTGAAGACTGACAGAAGCGGTGGCTTTGGTAGTACTGGAGTATAACTCAGTAACATCCTAGTCATTACTAAAATACATGAAGATTTTTTGTAGCATTACCATTCTTCATGTATAAATAAAGACGTAAGCGCCCTTGAGGGCTTACATAATTAATCTTGCTTTTATAAAGGAGAAATGATATGACATTTACGCAAGTAAACAATAGCCTACGCAACGACTTAGTTGGTTTCGACCGAATCTTTGATCGTATGCACATGTTGAATGGCATTCAACAAAAACAAAGTAACTATCCTCCCTACAACATCGTAAAGACTGAGGACGATCATTACGTGATCGAAATTGCCGTCGCTGGATTCATTCAGGACGAAATCAATATTACTGTTGAAGATGGAGAGTTGAAAGTATCTGGTACGAAGAAACTAGATGACAGTGCAGAGTATCTTCACAAAGGCATCGCCGCACGTGACTTTACACGCACATTCACTCTTGCAGATACCGTTGAAGTACGAGGGGCAGACCTTGTAAATGGTATCCTAAAGATTGACCTAGAGAACGTAATTCCAGAAGAGAAAAAGCCTCGAAAGATCGATATTGGATCCGGAGAGGAAGTCTTTCTAACAGAAGACAAATAAGAACCTGGGGAGGGGTGCAAATCCCTCCCTTATCATCCACGCACCAATAGGAGTAAAAGAGGCGATGAATAGAGCAATCTCTTTTCTGAAGAGTTGCGATGGCACATTCTGCGATGCAGTTGCACAAGTTGCATTGAGTGGATTATGTGTCTTTGTAATAGCTACATGTCTAAGTAGCATATCCTAAGAATGAAGACAACACACACAACACAGGAGAAAAGTATGTCTAATAAAAACCCGTTTGAAATCAGAGCAGAAATGCTTCAACTTGCAAAAGAATACATGGATCAACAGTATCATATGAACATCCAGTTCTATGAGAACATGATCGGAGAGGGTGAAAAAGCCCGCAAAGACATTGAGGCGCAAGTCAAAGATGCCTATAAAATGTACTCAATGGAAGAGTTGATGGAAAAAGCAAAGGAGTTATATTCTTTCGTAGCTGAAAAGAAATAAACAACACGTCGGTAAAATGCGAAGGTCAATAGGCTTTCGCATTTTTTTATTTAAAAAAGGAGTAAAGTATGAGCATAGTATTTTGGGTTATAGTAGTCGTGGGTACAATCAGCGCAACAAGCGGTAACGCTAAGTTGAACGCACTATGTAAAAAAGAACTTCAAGAAGGAGTATCTGAGACTATGAAAGAATGCAAGCAATATCACTTTGACAACCGAGCAATGAAAGGTTGGTAATAGATGAATGAACATCAAAACTACTGCACCACAAAGGGGCTCTTTCCTGCATTTCTTGTTATCGTTTTTATTATCGTTGGTATACCCTTACTGACGATGGGTATCTGGCAATAGCTTGAAAGTAACAGGAACACATCTAGGAATAGCAGTCATTCTGCTATTCTTTTTTCTTCAAATTAGTTGTTGACATCCGCTTGACATTCGTGTTATAATACACGTCTAACACGGAGAATATAATATGAAAAACGTAACAGCATTACCCACGCTGTATAAGCGTGACACTAAAGGCAAAGTGAGGGTACTGACCATTGAGTATGGTTATGATGATGAATCCACTGCAGGCACAAGATCGATTGCGGGTATTCAAGACGGTCAACTAGTGACCTCTGGATGGAAACTATGCTTACCAAAAAACGTTGGTAAGGTAAACGCAACGACCAATATCACTCAAGCTATCGCTGAAGCCCAAGCAAGTTGGGATAAGAAGAGCGAGAAAGAGTACTTCGCTGATATCAAACTAATCGATACATACGAGAAGTTCAAGCCTATGCTTGCGGGTGACTACACTAAGCAAAGAGTTCAACTTGACTCTGGCTTTAGTCAGCCTAAGCTAGACGGTATTAGATGTGTCGCTAACTCTACTGGACTATGGACAAGAGCGGGTAAACCAATCACAAGTTGTCCACATATCTGGAATGCAGTCAAGCCAATACTAGTAGCAAACCCTACACTAACATTAGATGGTGAGTTGTATAACCACGAACTCAAAGATGATTTCAACAAGATCACCTCACTAGTTAGAAAGCTAAAGTCTACAGAAGCAGACATGAAAGAAGCGAAAGAGTTGGTGCAATATCACATCTATGATGCACAAGATTCACTATCACCTGAATTGTCGTTCTCGTTACGTAGCACCATGATTGACAGTCTAGTCAACGATAAGTGTCTGTTCCTCAAGAAAGTGCCTACAGAACTGTGTGTCAATCAAGAAGAACTTGATGAGTTGTATTCTAAATATATGACAGATGGCTATGAGGGTCAGATGGTACGTAAAGATACTCCTTATGAGAACAAGAGATCGAATGGCTTACTCAAGCGTAAAGAGTTCATCACTGAAGAGTTTACAGTGGTGTCTATGCTAGAAGGTCAAGGCAACTGGGCAGGTCATGTGAAACACTTCGCTCTTACTTTGCCAAGTGGTGAGACCTGTGGTGCTGGAGTTAGAGGCAAGCAAGAAGTTCTGAAAGAGTTGTGGGAAGTTGGTGATACACCAACATGGGCTACACTGAGATACTTTGGTCTTACACCTGATGGTGTGCCAAGATTTCCTGTAGTTATTGATTATGGTTTTGGACAGAGGGAAGACTAATGACGATGCCTAATGAACGAAAATGGGCTATCGATAACACTAGATTGTTTTTGGTAGACCTTATGGATCCTAAGAAAACTCCTAGAGTACCAAGTGCTATACGTAAAGAAGCGTACCGATGCTTGAAGCATTACCCCGGTGAATACTACATGGAAGAAGCACAGAGACTTGCTCCTAGCGTGTTCGGTCAGTACACTAGCATTGACAAGTGATATCGGATGTGATAGAATACACGTTATATTCGACAAAATGTATCATATCCGATACATTGTAAATTATATGAAACAGATTGAGGTCTTATGAGTTTTTACACTTCCGTACATAGATATGGCAACAAGATGCTATTCCGTGGCTACACAGCCGACGGTCAACGCATTCACAAGAAAGTGCCATTCAAGCCAACACTATTCGTCCCATCTAACAAATCGTCTGAGTGGAAAGCACTAGACGGTAGTGCGGTTGAACCTATGCAGTTCGATAGTATGTCTGAAGCGCAAGAATTCTCTAAGAGTTACGCAGACGTAGACAACTTCAAAGTTCACGGCAACAACAACTTCGTGGCACAGTTCATTGAGAAGGCGTTCCCTGGTGAGATCGATTATAAGTTGCGACATATCTGTGTTGGTAATATCGATATCGAGGTTGCATCAGACGATGGCTTTCCTCACCCAGAGCAAGCTGATCATCCTATCATCTCTATCGCATACAAAGACAGCAAAAGCAAAGTCTATCATGTATGGGGTCTAGGTCATTATGACTCTACCAAGAGCGAACTAGATAGTATTGAGTTGATACAGTATCGTCACTGTGACAATGAGAAAGACCTGATCGAAAAGTTTCTGGTCTTCTGGCAGAATAACACGCCTGACATCATCACTGGTTGGAACATTCGCTTGTTCGATATCCCGTACATGATCAATCGTACACTCAAAGTATGTGGCGAAGAGACTACCAAACTCTATTCACCATGGAAGATATACAAGCACCGTCAGATCGGCATCAAGGGTAAGTCGATGGATGCATATGAACTTTACGGCATTGCCCAAGTTGACTACTACGATCTGTTTCAGAAGTTTGGCTACACGTATGGTAATCAAGAGAGTTATGCACTCAACCATATTGCTCATACAGTTCTCGGTGAGAAGAAGATATCTTATGAAGAGTTCGGTACTCTACACAATCTATACAAAGAGAATCACCAGAAGTTCATCGACTATAACATACGAGACGTTGATCTAGTTGACCGCATTGACAAAGAGACTGGTCTTATGGACTTGGCTCTCGTAATCGCATACAAAGGTGGTGTGAATTACCCAGATGTGTTCGGTACTACGGGCATATGGGATTCTATCATCTATCGCTACTTGTCTGAACGTAAGATTGCTGTACCACCAAACAAAGATAAGCACAAGAATCCATATCCTGGTGGCTATGTGAAAGACCCACGTGTTGGCATGAGTGAATGGATTACCTCGTTTGACTTGAACAGTCTGTACCCTAACCTAATTGTACAGTACAACATGTCGCCCGAGACGTTGATACGCACCCCGGCTGATATGTATCCCATGGGTGTTGATACTTATCTCGCAAATGATACTCCTGTATCCGATGCACAGTTGAATCACGGTGTCGCTATCGCCGCAAATGGATCTACATATCGTAAAGACAAACGTGGTTTCATGCCTGAGATCATTATTGATCTGTACAATGAACGCCGTGAGACTAAGAACAAGATGCTTGAGTTACAGCAAGAATCTCAGTCTGATGGCTCCCACGACTTGAAGCGAGAGATAAATAGACTAAACAACACACAGCAAGCGGTCAAGATTTTGCTCAACTCGCTTTATGGCGCACTCGGCAATCAATACTTCCGTTACTTCGAAATGTCCATTGCTGAAGGCATTACATTATCTGGTCAACTATCTGTTCGATGGGCTGAGAAAGCCATGAACAAATACATGAACAAACTACTCAAGACCGATGAAGAAGATTATGTAATTGCTATCGATACTGACTCTCTTTATGTTGACATGGCACCACTGGTCAAGATGGTAAACCCTTCTGATCCAGTGAAGTTTATTGACAAAGCCTGCCAAGAAAAGTTTGAGCCAGTTCTAGAGCGTTCTTATGCTGTGTTGTTTGACCGAATGAATGCATACGAAAATCGTATGGAGATGGCACGTGAAGCTATTGCTGATCGTGGTGTTTGGACTGCTAAGAAGCGGTACATTCTGAACGTACATAATAATGAAGGTGTGCAGTACGCAGTGCCTAAACTAAAGATCATGGGCATTGAGGCAGTCAAGTCATCGACACCTCAAGTAGTGCGTGATAAGTTCAAGCAAGCGTACCAGATTATTTTGAGTGGTAGTGAGAGTGAGTTACAGAAGTTCGTGTCTGACTTCTATGAAGAGTTTACTAGCCTACCTGCCGAAAGCGTCTCGTTTCCACGTGGCGTATCCGATCTAACAAAGTGGAAAGATACGACCACTATGTACAAGAAAGGCACACCTATACATGTGCGTGGTGCGATTATGTTCAACCACAAAATGAAAGAGACTGGACTTGATAGAGTAATGGAGGGTATCAAAGATGGTAGCAAAGTAAAGTTCTGCTATCTCAAAACTCCTAATCCACTGAGAGAGAACGTCATCTCGTTTCCTCAGTTCTTGCCTAAAGAGTTCGATCTAGACACATACATAGATTATCAAACTCAGTTCGATAAGACATTCAAAGAGCCACTAAAGCTGGTCAGTGATGCTATCAACTGGAACTTAGAAGAGACTAACACATTGGAGGATTTTTTCTCATGAGCGATGATATATTTGATTTCGGCTTTACAGCCGTAGACGAAGACGAATTACAGGCAGTCAAGGCTGTCGAAGAAAAGGTAGCCGCCGCATCAAGCACGGCAGAAGCAACGCAAGAAACATTAGACAAGTTGTACAATGCTATTGCACCGTTGCTGGCTAATCTGAAAAAGAACCCAGAGAAAGAGTACATTCTCTGGCCAAACAGAACAGCGAAGATCGAAGAATTCGAAGCCAAGCTGTTCGAAATCTATAATAGTTGACTTGACAAGCAAGCCCTTTCCTGTTACTATGAATAAATTGAATACACAATATAGGAGATATTATGTCGCTAATTGAAAAACTAATGAAGAACAGTTCTATCAAGCAGACTGCGCCAATTATGGACTCTAAAGTCTATGGCAAAAAAGAGATGGCTACTACACCAGTACCTATGGTAAACGTAGCACTATCTGGTCGCATTGATGGTGGCCTTGTTCCTGGGCTTCTGATGCTTGCTGGACCATCGAAACACTTCAAGTCAGCCTTTGCGCTGATGATGGCTGCCGCATATCAGAAAAAATACGATGATGCTGTCGTACTGTTTTATGACTCGGAGTTTGGTACTCCACAGTCATACTTTGAGAGTTTTGGTATTGATCTTGACAGAGTGTTGCATACGCCTATTACTGACGTAGAGCAACTCAAGTTTGATATTACAACTCAATTGAACCAAATTGACAAGGGTGAGAAAGTCGTTATCATTATCGACTCTATCGGTAACCTTGCTTCGAAGAAAGAAGTAGATGATGCACTGGATGGTAAGTCAGTGGCAGATATGTCACGTGCAAAGCAATTGAAGTCTTTGTTCCGTATCGTCACGCCACACTTGAACCTAAAAGACATCCCGTTAGTATGTGTCAACCACACGTACAAAGAGATCGGTATGTTCCCTAAAGACATCGTGTCTGGCGGTACTGGTTCTTACTACAGTTCAGATGCTATCTGGATCATTGGTCGCCAACAAGAGAAAGAAGGCACCGAGATTGCAGGTTATCACTTTGTCATCAATATCGAGAAATCACGTCATGTGCGTGAGAAGTCTAAGATCCCGATTACAGTTACCTTTGAGGGTGGCATAAGTAAGTGGTCTGGACTACTTGATATTAGTGAGAAGTTAGGTTATATCAATAAACCTAAAGTGGGCTGGTACGAGGCTGTAAATCCAAGTACTGGTGAGGTACTTTCAGATAAACTTATGAGAGCGAAAGAGTTTGCTGTCAACGGTGACTTCTGGAAGATGATGTTGACTAAAACCGATTTAGCTGATGCTATTCGTAAACGATACAGTATGGCTAACGGTGCGTTGATCTCCGATGAGATTGAGGAAGTTGAAAGTGAAACTGAAGCTTGAAATTGAATTGGACACAGCTAGTGTCCAAGACATTGATTACACCAAAGCACTAGTTGAAAAACTAATCGAAATACAGCAATTGTTAGAGGAGCTAAAAGAGGAATGATCGAAGAAACAATCTTAGCGGGACTTATTAGTAATGATGAATATGCACGAAAGGTTCTGCCGTTTCTCCAAAATGATTATTTCGACCAGCAGTCACACCAGACTGTATTTGTCGAGGTCGCTCAGTACGTAGACAGTTACAATAGTATTCCTACCAAGGGTGCATTGAAGGTGTCTATCGATGAGAAATCTAATATCAATGAGGAGCAATACAAGCAAATCAATGATATGATTGATTCTTTATCGTATGACGATAAGACTGACCTCGACTGGCTGGTTGACAAGACTGAAAAGTTCTGTCAAGACAAAGCCATCTATAATGCTGTTCGTGAGTCCATTCTAGTGCTAGATGGTAATCACAAACAATTAGATAAGGGTGCTATCCCAGAACTTCTTGAGAAGGCTCTGGGTGTATCCTTTGATAACAGTGTGGGTCACGATTACTTAGATGATTCTGATGAACGTTACAATTTCTACCACACTAAAGAAGATAAGATTCCATTCGATCTGGATTTGATGAACGTTATCACTAAAGGTGGTGTGTCACGTAAATCACTCAGCGTTGCGCTTGCAGGTACAGGTGTTGGTAAGACATTGTTCATGACCCACTGTGCGGCAGCCAATCTGACTGCCGGATTGAATGTACTCTATATCACAATGGAAATGGCAGAAGAACGTATTGCAGAGCGTATCGATGCCAATCTATTAGACTTGACTGTAGACCAGTTGCGTGAAGTACCACGTGATGTCTACGAGAAAAGACTCGGTCGTGTGAAGAATAAGTCTACTGGTAAGTTGATCGTAAAAGAATATCCAACTGCTAGTGCTGGTTCTAATCACTTCCGACATCTGCTAAACGAATTGAAACTAAAACGTAATTTCAAGCCAGATATGATCTACATCGATTATCTGAACATCTGTATGTCTTCTCGTATTCGCATGGGTGGTAGTGTAAACTCTTACACACTAATCAAAGCAATCGCAGAAGAGTTACGTGGTCTTGCTGTTGAGTTCAATGTGCCTATCATGTCTGCTACTCAGACTAATCGAACTGGGTTCAGTAGTTCTGACTTGAACTTAGAAGACACCTCAGAATCATTTGGTCTACCCGCAACGGCTGACTTTATGTTTGGTTTGATCTCTACAGAAGAATTAGAATCCCTTGGTCAGTTGATGATCAAGCAACTCAAAAATCGTTGGGGCGATACCAATGCTCACAAGCGTTTCGTTGTCGGTATCGACAGATCGAAGATGCGTTTATTTGATGCTGAAGAGAGTGCCCAACAAGGTCTTATGGATGACAGTCCAGTGATGAACAAGACACCCGTTGGTCAAAGAATGAGCAGTGAAAATGATGGCGATACTGTCCTCAGTTTCAAGGGTAAGTCTAAGCCTAAGTTTGAGGGATTCAAGTAATGTCGTATGTTATCAAGAGTGATAATAGTATCCACATGGTAGTGGAGAAAAGAAGTAGTCTGATTATGCAGAAGTTTAGTAATAAAACACAAGCAAGGGAGTTATGCACTCAGCTAAATCTTGGTAATGGTTTCGGGGGCTGGAGCCCTAGTTTTATGGGGTTGGGAGTTTTTTATCAGCCCAATAAAAAAGGCGACTACTCGCTAGAATAATCACCCTCTTTACTGGACTGATACGTGGCAGACCCGAACCCCACGGACATTCTTGATGTTACGTCTGCTATTCCTGGTATGATTTCTCAAACACTTGCCTCTTACGTTGTTTACACGTACTAACACGCACCCGATCTTATTTATACAAACACGAAATTCAGAGAAGGAACTACATGGACGATCCAAAAGACAATCTTAGTTATGCTTGTCTACAGATAGTTGATGATGATATGAATCTAATAATACCTTGGTACATTATGGCAATGTACGCAAAAGATGAATTAGGCGAAACTCTCTTAGATGAGAAAGTACTTGACAAGCTACGCAATCGTATGATACAATATTGGGATAAGATAGAGCATAGATACAAAAGCTTTATCTCGTTAGAAGATGTGCGTGAAGGTAATAGGTTAGAGGATTACCCGACACACACATTCTCAAGTGTAAAAGTATTATGGGAGTCATATTATGGCAAAGAGCGAAAAATTAGTAGACCAGATCATTGAGGCAATCGAAGAAGCACGTATCCTCGAGTGTGCAATGGAAGAGTACTCTAAAGAAAGGATGTTAGTTACGGCCCAGAGGTTATCTGGTACTACCATGACAACTGAAGAAATAGATCAATTTATGTGTGAAATATTTTCAAAAAGGGGTTGACATTTCTGCCAAACCTGTTATCATAGCATAGTAAATTGAAATGGAGATGAAAATGAAAAACGTTCAACAGAAGATGCAGGCGATTAGTGCCGCTCAGAATGCCTTCGCTACTATAGAAAGTATTCGTCCAGGTGCGATACCTCAAGAAACTAAGGTGCTGTTAGCTGAACTGAAAGTTGATCTAATGGATATCCAAGATGCCCAAGAAGAGGAGAACTCTATTGGTCCATTCGGAGAAATGGATAAAGTAGTTGATAATTTTTTCGAAAATAGTGCATTTTAGGGGTTGACATTTCCGAAAATGTGTTGTACAGT